TACTGGAACGAAGACGGCTACCTGGTAACCGTCGCCATGCACAAGGCTGCCATCGATAACCTCAAACCAAACGATTGATTGAATTATGGAATGGAACGATGAAACCGAATCCCTTGCCCTCCAACACAGAGAGGCCGGGAAGACCTACGCAGAGATAGCCACAGCTCTCGGCACCTCCGCAACCAGCGTGAAGCACAAGGTAAGGCGATTACAGCAATCCAGTAACATGGATCGATACAAGCACACATCAGAGAAGACCGAACAACTGGAAGTGGCAATAGCTCACCTGAAACACGGAAAGCTCAACACGCTCGAAACCCATTGCGGATTCGGTGGAATGACAGAGCGCTACCAGAAGCTCGGCAAGGTTGATTGCTTTGACATCGATGAGAAACGTGTGGCCTTCGTGAATGGATTATTCTTGGAAGGCGTATCGGCCGTAAAAGGTGACAGTGAGATCGAAGTATTTCGCTTAATCGCAAACCGACAGATCTACGACATCGTTGACATCGATCCCTACGGCCTTCCCAGCCGATACTTCCCCCACGCTTTCTACCTACTGAAAAAGGGAATTATGTTCCTTACTTTCCCGGTGATGGGAGTTGCACAAATCAACAAAATAACGATCCGACATTACCAAGCCTTCTGGGACATCGAATTGGAGGACAACGAGATCTACGTCGATAAGATCAAATCAAAGCTCGAAGACATGGCCTTTCAATGCAAGAGAGAGATTCAATTCCTCGACATCAGGAAGATCGGAAGAATTTACCGCATGGCCATCCACGTCGAAAAGAAATCCCTTTGCGATATTGTTGGCCTGGTTGTGAATAGATGATGTTCATCTCAACAGTTGACCGGATCCGGTAAGATACATTTCCCTCGCGCGCGCGAAACTTTTTGAATTATGCCAGCAAAACCAAACCCAACAAAAAAGGCCGCAAAAAAGGCAGCTAAGATAGCGAAGAAGAAAGCGAAACCCAAGGCCGCCCCAAAGCAACCCGTGGCCACCACGATCGTAACCGAGCTCACGGAGCAAATCGATAACCAGGAGATCACCGACCGCAAAGGAGACGCATTGCAACCGATCGGGCCGGATCGAATGAGACTCATGCAGGCCGATGTTATGTCGGCGATCGTAAGGAAGTTCGACGGTGACAAGCTGGCCGGGCTCCTGGATGAACTAAGCAAAGCCGAGAACATCACGAATGGAGGGCACAAGATCCCGGACAACCGGACCAGACTGAGCGCGGCCACGTTGATCCTGGCATACATGATTGGCCGCCCGGTGGAGCGCCAGGAGATCTTGAACATCAACATGAACGCGGATGCCGCTCACGACCTGGCAGAGCGCCTGAAAGGATCACCAGCACTCCGCGCAGCCTTCCGATCGATCCTGGAGCAGGCAGAGAAGCACTCAACCACTGAGGCCGTTCCACCAACCTCCACGGTGGAAGTTGTGATCCCGGCGGAAACAAAAGCACCCACAGTAGCAAAGAAAGCTAAAGCCGTAGCAAAGAAGAGCCCAACCCTGGAGTTTGAAGATTAACCGACACCAATTTCATGCCATTACACGAAGCATCTACCCCGCCCATCAAAGTTCTTGTTCGTCGAGAGTTTATGACCGACCACACCGCCGGGCACGGTGAATATGAGCTTGGAGTTATGATCTCGGTAAGATCCATCCCCGGCAACGCTGCGCTTTTCCAGGTATTGCTGGAGAATGGTGCATTGCGGGACAAGCTGCCGATCCACGCACTTCATTCACAAAAGCACGAGCATGAACACCCATTCCATCATCTTCAGCTTTGGAATTGTTTCAGCTCTAATTTCAACCTGGTCGAGCTTCAGTATCTTGCTGGCCTAATTGTTGAGGTTCGCATGAAGACGGGTAAATGGGCTCGCGGCCGATACCTTTGGACAATGCAATGGGGGTCTGACATGACACACGGGATTGATTTTACCCTTGCCGTTGATCCATCCGAGCACAAGAGCGCTCATTTCATCCAGCTTGACAATGGGGAGTTTGCTTTACAACCCAACAACCGCCTCCGCTGGCATGAGCCCAGCCACGTCACCAAGCCTTTCCCGGATCGACCGGACTACAAAGTGAACACTGACGAGTGGAATTGTGAAGCGCACGACAAATGGGCAACCGAAGACAGCAACGATTGGATGTATCGAGTGAACGAAGAAACTTCATCTTCTCAAAATGTTGAAGATTGACAGGCCTTAATGGATGTGCTTGATGTTTCGGCAACATGAAAAACCATTCACTTCAAACACTCATGTCCACGTTAGTCTAGTTGGTTGGCGGCCGGGTAAGCCAAAGGACACGCAAACCCGGCAATTCATACCCTTCCGCGCCTGCGGGGATAACCAATAAGGCGCACATTTTCTTTATGATCGATCAAGCCACTATCCGGGAGACAATTCGCTGGGACACAGCGGCCTGGATGGAGTCATTCGGCAAGATTCGAAAGAAGAGCGGTGAGCTCGTAAGGCCACAGGCTAACGTGTATCAGATCCGGATCAATCAAGTGATCAAAGCCGCGCATGAATCCGGCCGACCTTGCCGCCTGGTATGTCTCAAGCCCCGGCAAAAAGGATCTTCCACCTTCTCGGTTGCCGCCGGGTATCGCCGATTGCAAGCCAAGCCAGCCAGCGGGCTCATTGCGGGAGGTGCGCATTTCCAGGGGAAGAACTTATTCAAGATCTTGTCCACTTACGCCGAGACTGACGAGCTCGACCCACGATCATGCAAAGTAATGGACTCCGAGGCGCGCTTTTCCAATGGATCATCGATGGAGCGGATCACGCTGGCCAACCAGAACGCAGGCCGATCCGGCACCTTCCAGGTGTTGATCATCACCGAGGTTGCTTACCTGGCAGAAGAGGGAGTCGCCAACGCCGACCAGGTGTTGAACGGCCTTCTCAAGTGCGTACCAAATGAGCCCGACACACTGATCATCGAAGAGAGCACAGCCAAAGGTGCCAGTGGATTCTTTTACGTTCGATTCGACAAGGCGATCACGCTCGAAGAGTTCCTTGCTGGCAAGAACGGCTATGTCAAAGTGTTCGCGGCCTGGTTCGAGTTCGATGATTCTCGCCTACCTCCAGAGAGTGAAGGAATTTACTCTTTCGGCGATCTCACCCCACAGGAGCAGAAGCTCTCCGAGAAGTGGAGCCTGGATCTTTATCAGGTCGCATGGATGCGATGGGCGATCCGAGACGAGTGTAACGGTGACTTCGATCGGTTTTGCCAGGATTATCCCTTCGATCCGGAAAGCGCCTTCCTCAAATCTGGCCAATGCCGATTCGATCAGGCCGGGCTCGATCACCAGGCAGAGATGTCAAAGCGTATTCCTCGCCAGTTCGGTGCACTTGAATACAACCAACGTGCCGACCGTGTTTCCTGGACGCCAACCAGCGAGCAAACCGCCCGCGTCGTCCGATGGGAGCAGCCGCGCCCAGGATGTCGCTACCTGGTTGCAATCGACCCAATGACAGGAGCCAGTCAAACCGGAGGAATTGATCCCGACAGTCATGGAGTGTTCGTATTCCGGCAAGGCTACGTCGAAAGCGGCCGCTGGGTGCCTCCAGCCGTTGTTATGCGCAACATCCTTGTAAAAGACGGGATCCGGTTCGGATGTTGGTGGGACATCGACGTCCTTACCGAAGAGGTTTGGCGCATGGCTCGCTACTACCAAGCCAAGATCATCCCGGAGATGAACATGGACAAGGGAATGGTGGAACTTCTCAAACTCAAGGGAGACGTGGACATCTACCAACGCGAGCTCTTCAACAACCGTGAGAACGTGATCACGAAGGCTTATGGCTGGATGACAGACGTTCGGACCAGGGGAATGATTATTGAAAACCTTGCCCGAGGTGTGCGCGAGACAGGCCGGGGAGAATTTGGCGAAGGCCTGCACATCCGGTGCCCTTGGGCGATCGAGCAGATGCGCCATTTCGTGACCAAAGCCAACGGGAAAGCCGAAGCTTCGCAAGGCAAGCACGACGACGACGTATTGGCGATTGCCATTGGATTCCAGCTTATCGACCAGGCAACTCCCTGGTTCGAAAATGCGCGGGAGGAATGGACACCGCCGGATCTTCGTAGCCAAAGCCAATACTACAACCGACCAGTGCCCAAAAAATCTACGTTTTCCGCTTGATAGATTGACAAATGGTTAAGTTTTGTTGACATTCCCTGCTATGGACGAGCAGCAGTATCAAGCCGATGTTAAGCCTGGTTTTAAAAAACCAATGGATAAACCTACTGCTGGGGCCGGAATGGGCAATTCAGCACAAACGCAACCTATGTCACAAAGGCAACAACCAGTGCAAGCGGTTGAACAAGCCGCCGGATTCGGCGAAGCCTTATCAAGCCTTCTTTCGACAGGTGGCGGGTTACAAGCAAATGTCCGGGATAACAAAGCAGGAACATACAAAAGTGGAGCCATCAAAGGCATGACCGAAGACGAGGCCATTGAATACGGCAAACAACTATGGGAAAAAGCACCCAAAGAAATCCGCGACAAATATGCCAGTCGTGTTCAAAACCGCCCGGCCGACTCTGAACGCATGGCCGCATTTAATCAAATGGATCAAGCTGCGCAGGCCGCAAACAACGTAAACAATTTGCCTGGTGCTGATGAAGATTTTGTTGTCAATCCAGAATCAGGAACGCGAATCACTAACCGCACTAAAGAAAACACTTCAATGAATTCCACTGGAACACAATCCACCCAATGGAAGAAGCCGATGGACAAACCAACCAAAGGAGCCGGATACGGCTATTGACCCAATTTTAAAACAACCACAACCATTACCCACGATCATGCCAGCCAACTATTTACAAATGGGTCAAACGTCCACAGGAAGTTATGACGTGAAAAAAAAACCCGCAGCGCCCGCAGCTCCAGTTCCAGTGGCTAATTCTTCAATGGCTGCGAACATTAAGCCTGTTGCCCCAGCTCCGGCGGATTCAACTATTCCGCGAGCAATCCCTGTATCGTCGGTGGAACCTAACCGATCTCAACTTATTTCTGACGGAAAGGTGGCAACACCTGAAAGCAGATTGCAAGCGCAGGCATACAGTGAGCCGCGTAGCACAAAAGAAGCGCCCCCAGCACCCCCAACTTCTGCCGCGCCTAAATCAGCGCCTCAAGTTGATTATACAAAGGAGTTTAGAAAAGGCACCGCTTCCAATTTTGATCCTAAATCTCCACTAGACAAGGCTAAGATGGACGCATTGAAAGCAGGAGATAAAAATTGGGCCAACAATGATTCAGCTCGTGAACGGATAAAAGGAGTCAAGTCACCAGGCGCAGCACCAGCACCATCCGCAGGAGCAGGAGCAATGGCAGCCAATGTAAAACCCAACAGCGCGGAAATTGAGCAAAACAAGACCGCAATGAGCAACGCTCCAACCGGGGGGAACGTAAGCAAAGTATTGCCAGATGTTACCATAAAAGGAAAAGACAAGAACGGCAATAATATCGAAGTCAAAAGACGACAATATGAAACCATAGAGGATAGCGCCGGAAATAAACAGAGGATCAACCCTGCTACTGGATTGCCTTTTGGCTATCAACCCGGCGACAAGCTTCCATCCGGAGCAACTGGATCCATGCAAACGCGAGCGAAAGAATCAGAGTTAAGACAAGAACAATCGAGGCCTGCCGCAGAAGCCTATGCAAAGAATCAGGCAAAAGCTAAAGCTGATGCGGCCGCAGCTAAAGCCGCACCACGTCCTGGAAGCCTAGAAGCGCGTGACGCCGGAGTAGCGCAAGCCAAGGCTAACGCTCAAAAAGAATACGAGCAGCGCCAAGCACAAGGACGCGCTAACAAAGCGGCATGGGACGCCGGAGACAAAGCATTGAAAGATGCAGGGATGAAACAAGTTGCTGCACCAGCTTCCTATGACTGGATGCGTAACATTGGCAAAGGAGCCGAAGCGCCACAGGAATCACGATCTGAGAAAAAAGCGCTGACTAGATTTTACGAAGACAATCCAGGGATTCAAAGCGATAACGCAAAAAGATGGAGGACTGGAGAGGATGTGAATTCCGCAAATCGTTACGACAAAATGATGGAAAAACGCGCGCCGAAGAAATTCAAACGCTAAAAAACACCCAAGAAAACACACTAAATGGAAGACTTTCTCGATGAAGAACAAGAAGAGAATCCGTCGATGTTTACCCAAAAGCCAAGTAGCGCTATGCGACGTGGTATGGGTGAAACAGCGGTGACTGACAACGTAAGCCCGCAAAGCGGATTCGCAGCAAAGACCGCACCTCCAGTGTGGAGAATGTTCGTCGATAACGTGGCCTTCCAGAAGAGCAACGCTCAAGCGATCGCTTCCGAGCGACAAGCTCTCAGTCGATCTGATGCGGCCGTGAGAGAGTCCCAGCGCCTCGCAGAAAAAAACGACCCGGTGAAGCTGGGATTTGAGCGCGAGCTTGATTCTACTCAAAACGAAATTTCCAGGATCTCACTTACTCGCCAAGATCCAAACTTCAAGCGCCTTGATAAAAAGGAGCGCGAAATGTTTGAGGCTGAGTATGGAATGAAGGAGACTTCAGCCCAGCGCAAGAAAGAGCTCGATGCCGTCCTTGGACGCGAAAAACAGCTCGATGAAGAGGATCAGCACCTTTACGGCCTGAAGGTCAAAGCCAATGAGCTCAAGATTGGAGGCCCTGGCTACTGGCAGCAGACCTACGCGCAACAGCAAAAGGACATTGCCGACCAAGGCAACGAAGCGGCCAGCAACGCGCAAGGCCGGGCGAAAGCACTCGAAACGGCCGACAACTCAGCGGCCCAGGAGGAAACCGCACTCATGCAGAAAATGCAGCAGGGTGTTCGAGGCACGGAGTTGACGGAAACCCAGGCCAAGCTCAAAGAGCTCAAGCAAACCCGCGAGGCCTTCGCAGAGCAGAAAGCAGCACCGGACCAGGAAGTTGAAGCGGTTCGTGGACAGGCCCAGCAAAGCCTGGAGGGAGAGCGACGCCAACGTGAAGCGCAGATCCGCGAGAGTATCAACATCAAAAACCTGGATCGACTGACGGGAGTAGAAAGGGGAGGACTTGAGGCCACCAAAGATACCGTAACAGTATTAGGCAAAGCCGTCTCCGATCTGAACACTTTGGATGTTCCTAGTGAGGGAGAGCGCATGAAGAAAAAGGCTTCCGTTCAATATCTTGAGGAACAGTTGAACGGAATGACAGCAAGGCTTGGTGGGCGTGAAAACGTCAGGGCTGACTTGCAGGCTAGAATCGCCAACTATGATAAAGCGCTCAAAGAAAATCCTAATTCAACATGGAGCGAAACCAGGCTGGATAACGTGATGCTTCTCAAAATGCTTGAGCGCCAGGACGAGAAGTTTGCCGAAGCTGGCATTACGGATCCGAAAGACCGGGAGCGTATCGTCAAAGATGCAGCGCTAGAAAATTACTGGACGGCACAAGATACCGACAACGTGCGGGGACTTTCCACCGGAGAGGTTGTTTTTAACCCAGCTCGAATCTTTGGCCAGCGGGACCGGATCGAGGCAGACATCAAAGCGAAAGCTGGAAGCGAAGCCGATGCGGCCGAAGCCATTGCTCGAATGGAAGCAGTGAGAGTGAATGTAGTAGCGAAGATCGCCGAGGATTTAAGGAAATCGGACGGAAGTTTCAAGACGCATGAGTCGGCAATGAAAAAAGCCGGAGTTACCGATGAAGTGAAGATCGTTGATTCCTACGCGGCCACGATGAGGGATCGCAATGAGATCATCAAATTCGGTGATGCCGTGATAACGGGCGTCAAAGAGGGTGGAGCGGGCATATACAAAACCGCAGTAGGCGGGACAGCCGGAGCCGTCAGATTGGTAGGTGCCGATGAACTGGCAGGAAGTATGGGCGCTCACGCGCAAGAAGTAGGGAAATACATTGCCGCTTCAGATTCCGCTTTCGATACCAGAGGCAATACCGGGTATCTCTCTGTAAGCAAAGACCTTTCGGGAACTGTCACTCAAATGGCTCCGATGTTTGTCGGTGGAGCGTATGCAAAAGGGCTGAAAGGGATCACCCAGGCCATCGTAGCAGGGACTTCAGTTTATGGATGGGCAGGAGCACAAGGCTACGAATCAAAACTTTCCGACGCAATCGAAATAGAGAAAGAGAAGTTCGGAGGCCGTGACCTAACCGAGAAAGAAATAGCATCTACTCTTGGCCGGGCCGACGTGCAGCTTTCAGCGTTTGCAAACGCAGCGCAAACCATGATTCTGGCGAAAGTATTAGGCGGAGGTGTTGAGCGAGCAGCGCTTGGCAAAGCAGCGCAATCGATGAGCCTTCGTGACTTCCTCACAAAAGGAGGCCGCAGAGCTCTCCAGGACAGCACATTACGAGCGGAGCTCAAGAAGATGGGTAAAACCATTTTCGCCGATGCAAAAGATGAGTTTGTCGAAGAAGGACTTAACCAATTCTTAGACAAAGCCATTTCAGCCGTCGGCCTGGGACAAGATTTCAAACTTGGAGATGTGCTCGAAGAATCGATCCATGCAGGTTTAATGGGCGCGGTTGTCGGTGGAGGCCTTCCCCAACTCAGAAGAGGCGAACAAGCCAGCGCTGAACATGACGAAAGAAAAGGGGTCAACACTCGCCTGATCGCTCAAGATCCAGGAAGCCCGAAAGCTCAACAGGACGAGATCGACAAGGCCAAGGCCATTGCCGAAAAGCCAAGCGATCTGGATGATGTGGCGAAACACGTCGCAATCACTCGTGAGATCAACGCAAAGGAAGAAGCAGGAAAGCAATCTTTCATCGAAGCTCAGGAGAAATATACCCAGGCCCAGGCGACAGGAGATCCGGTTGCGATCGCGCAGGCCGAGCAAGTTTTAGGCAAAGCCACCGCAGAAGCGGCCGCCCCGACGCAAACCAAGGGGATGCTTAAAATCACCAACGGCAAAGGTTTGGAAACTCTTACCGATGCCGAAGTCAAATCGCTTGGCATCACTCGTGAAGGCAAACCAGTTTCCGCAAAAGAACTGGCCGCCGCCGGGCTCACTGCACCACTGGTGTCAAATAATACAGCAGACGGATCTTTAGTCATTACCGACGCAGGCAGCGCTATAATGGGTAGCGTATCACCAGCAGCAAAGACTCAGGTGACAATGGACGAAACTCAGTATCGTGCCGCCGCTATCGCTAAAGCACAGGCCGCAGCAGCAGGAACAGCTCCAGGAGCCGCAGCAGGAACTACCGGATCGACCGGATCAACCGGAACCGCACCGGGATCAAGAACCGCGCCCGAAGAAGCACCATTTTCCCCAAAAGGCATAATAAAAAGAACCAACGCCGAGCTTGATCAAAAAGAAACGGAGTTGAAAGCAATCCTTCGCCAAAATGTCACTGATCCTGACGGCCAAGAAGTAGCCAAGCTTGCGCAGTTGAGCATTGACGCTATCCGCGCAGAGAAAGACCGTCGTGCAGCAGATCCTAACTTTGTCGATCCAGCGGCCGCAACACCAGGAATCGCACCAACTGACCGTGTTTTCCGGATCACCGGAACGAATGGCACCGTGATCGAAGTCACCGCCCGCAACGAAGCCGACGCGCAGAATCAAGCCGTGTCCGATCCTTCCTGGCAAGGTGGAGAGAAAGTTGACAGTGTGCTCGATGTAACACCGGAAACCGCCGAAATCAATTTAGGTGCAGAAGTGCAGCCTGGTGCAAATGCACCGACCAACACTGGTGCACCAACCTCAACCGATCGCCCTGAAGTTAGAATCAAGAAAGCACTCGCCAAAGCGAAGAAGATGCTTGGAGACGGCCTCAAGATTACCAACGACCCGAATAAGAAGACGGCCGCTCACGAAGATGGCACGATTGTAATCAACATCGACCAACTCAAGGCCGCCGCCGCAAAGCGGAACATGAGCGAAGAGGAAACAAGCGTTTGGATTTCCAAGTCGATCGACGAGGAAGTTCGCCACGCCGCTCAACACCGCGCAGCCCAGGCAATCTGGAAAAGCAAGGGCAGCCCCGGCGACTATGTTACATGGCGCAATGAGCATTACGGCAAAATCTGGCAAAATGAGTTTGTCGCATCAGGCAAGGATCAGATGGTTATCGATATTTACGGTGCCAAACTTGCCAGGTATGAGCCTTGGGAAAAGGCTTTCGAAGGCCTCCGCATCATCCAGCAAAAGACGGCCACCGGATCCCCGACCGAGATCGCCAAGTTTTGGGCAAATCTTCGCCAGGAAACGGTTGATCACCTTCGCGCAGCCCTGAAAGCGCTCAAAGAGCTTGTGGCCAGCGGCCTATCCCCGGAGCTCCAGGTGGAGATCGACGCGATCACCGCGCAACTCAAGGAATACGACAAGGCCAACAAGCCCGCGAAAGCAGCGCCAGCGCCGAAATCAGCGCCCCAGGCCGATGCTTCACGATGGACATTCAAAGAAATAGCAGATGATCTTTACAATCTTGGCGCTGGAGAAATCTCTAGTCTTTCCGACTTTTCGCCAAAAGGACCAAGGGGAACCACAACTAACGAAATGCCATCACGGCAAGACTTAGAAGGTTTATTCGGCAAGCCATTTACTGAAGAGGAATGGATCGATTTGCAGAACGATTATGTAGGTGGGCGTAATTTTGCAGAATCGCAAGCAGCCGAGGAAAGCGCCCCAACGGAGCCACAAGAGCCAAAGCAGCCAACGCAAGTCACTTTCGTTCGTAATGGTGAAACCATCACCGGTACATTCCGTATCCAATCGGAGAAGAACGGCAAGATCATCGTCGAAGTGAACGGCAAGAACGTCCTGGTTGATCCTTCCGAGATCGTGGAGCAGCCGAAACCCGTTTCTGCTAAACCACAGGAAACTAGCAGCAAATCACCAGAAACCCCAGAATGGGAGAATTTCCCCGAAGAGTTTCAATCGCTTGGAATCCCGCGCGCCGAGATGCCACAGATCAAAGCCGAGGACCGCTCCGCAATGGTGCAGTTCCTCAAAGCCCGTGGAATTAACTACGAGGCCGACGTGATGATGCGCCCCTCGCAGCTTTCCCCAACCCAGGCGGAATACTCACGCGAGAAGGTTGAAAAAGCCAAATCCTACGAAGGAGGCAATCGCGCAATCCTTGTTTCCGCCAATGGCCGGGTTATTGACGGCCATCACCAGTGGCTTGCAGCTCTCGAAACCGATCCAGACACGCCGATCAAAGTAATCATCCTCGAAGCTCCGGTTATGGAGATCCTGGAAACCGTCAAGCAGATGCCTTCCGTGGAAACGGCCGAGGGAGCCTCAGCCCCGGCTCCAGCGCCCGCTCCGGCCCCCATCGCCGATTTTTCCCAGGCCGAATATGCAAAACGCAAACGCGCACTCAACAAAGCGATTAAAGCAAAGGATTGGCCGACCGTAGTAGCGAAGGCCACCGCCGACTTGGAGTATTTTGAAAAAACAGTATTCCCGGATGATTGGTCGATGTGGGAGCGCGCCAAGGAAGACGCTGAACAGCAAATCTCGCCTCGCAATTATGTTGAGCCGATTTTAAAACCATACGTTCCGGCCTCGGAAGCAGCGCCCCAAGCTAAACCAGCGCCCGCACCCGCAGCGAAGCCAGCTCTTTCCGAGGGAGAAAGCGCTCTCAAAAATATGTTCACCGATCTGGTCGATGGACTGGAAACAGCAGAACTTACCGACGAGTTTTACCAGCAGCCGATCCCGGTAGCGAAAATGGGGCAACTCATTGGTGCCGCTCAAATCTTGATCTCCGAGGGAGTCACGACGCCAGAAGGCCTGGCCGCTTCTCTCGACAGGATCTCACCGAAGCTCCGCGTTTATTCCAAAGCGGTGTGGGGTGGGTTCGTGATGGCCAATCCGTCCCTGCAAAGCGATGTGAAGTGGCTCGACGTGTATGCGGAGATCGACGCCGCGAAACTTGACAATCAGCAACAACTAGAAGACAGTAACAGTGATGAGACGAATCAATCCAATCTTGGTAGTGAAGATCAGGAAACTGGTGAACAACTGGAACCAGGATCTAAAGGATCCGTGGATTCCAAGCCCGGCAGCGATCTCGATAGCCCAGGCGATCAAAAACGGAGCCCCAACAATGGCAAGGCTTCTGGAGGAGGCAAAAATACTGGAAGCGTGGGCGGAAGATCTCCACGACCAGGTAATCGATCTGACTCATCAGCAAGTGGACCAGGGGAGGGAAGCGGGAGCGGCCCTGAATCAAGCAATGCTGGAACTGGTGCCAGCAACACCGGAAACGGAACTGGAGTGGCTGGAAATCAACAGCCTGCCTACTCAGGAAGACCTGGCTACCGTTTAACCGATCCGGAGAAGATTATTGGAGCAAAGGGTCCGAAAGACCGTTTCGCGCGAAATCAGAAAGCTCTTGAAACTTTCGACCGGGTATTTTCCGAAGGTCGTGAACCGACACCGGAAGAGCTTGACGCGATGGCCGCTTACATAGGCTGGGGAAGTTTCGGCCAGGAGCTCTTCCAAGGCTCATGGGATCGCCCCAATCCAAAGGACGAGTGGACAAAGGAAAGCGAATGGCTCCGCGAGCACCTTGGCCAAGCAGGATGGGAAAGCATCCGAGATTCGATCATCAACGCTCATTACACGGATCCTCCGCACGTCAAAGCGTTGTGGGACATTGTTCAGCACCTTGGATTCAAGGGCGGCCGGACGCTGGAGCCATCGATGGGCATTGGCAATTTCTTTGGCCTTATGCCGGACGTGCTCCGCTCGAAGAGCTCTCTCACCGGGATCGAGCTTGATAGCGTGGTAGGAGGAATGGCGAAAATGCTTTATCCAGATGCGAACATTCGGATCATGGGCTACGAGAAGAGCGCCACCGCAGACAATTTCTACGATCTGATTATCGGCAACTGGCCTTTCCACAAGGAAGGACCAAGCGACACCCGATACAATCACCTAAAACTCTCACTCCACGATTATTTCTTCGTGAAAGCTCTCGATCAGGTTCGCCCAGGCGGCCTGGTTGTCGGAATTACTTCGTCGGGAACGATGGACAAAAAAGGCCAGGTAGCCCGCCGCCAGATGGCGAAGCGAGCAAAACTCGTTGGCGCGTTCCGATTCCCGTCTGGAGCATTTAAAGGCTACGCGGGCACCTCCGTCGTTACCGACGTAATCATCCTCCAGAAGCGCACCGAGCAGCTTTCCGAGGCAGGCAATGAGGAATGGATCGAAAGCGAACGAATCGGCGAAAAAGACAAACAATTCAATGCCAACGTCTATTGGAGAGACAATCCAACCCATATACTCGGCGAAATGAAATACGGACACGGCACTACCTTTGGTAGAGCTGGAATGACCGTAGAAAGGCCGGACAACTACGAAACCCTGCTTGGATCCATCACCGACAAACTCCCAGCCGGGATCTACACGGAAGGCCAGCAGCGCCCCGATCGCAAGGAGTTCTTTAACCGTGAGAACGGAGAACCGCAAAACAGTGTGGTCTATGAAGACGGCAGCACCGCCAACCCGAAAGGTTTCTACATCGTCCGGGGAGAGCAGTTGCAACCCCTTTCCGAAGTATTCAAGTGGGAAGTGAAGAGCGAGGCCGAGACGAAAAAGCGCAGCGATCAGCTTTCGGCACTTCTGGATCTCCGGAAACAGGTCAAAGAATTGCTCACTTCGCAACGGGAAGACTATCCAGATACCAATTCGCGCAGATCGGAAGCTCTCGCCACCTTCAATGCTTTCGTCAAAAAACACGGGAGCATTAAGGATTCCACGATGATTAAGGCATTTGAAAAGGCCAACGATCCGATGGCGCTCACCCTCCTTAACCTGGAGCGGAAAGAAAACGGAAAAACCGTTCCCCGCGACATTCTCCTGAAAGACATCATGCGCCGTGCGGTTGTCGATGTTCGAGGAAATATCCAAGATGCGTACGCGATCCAGCGGAACGAAAGCATAAGCCTCGACATAGCCAGGATCGCGGAGATCTCCGAAAGCACCGAGCAGGAAGTCGTCGATCGCCTTCTTGATCTGAATCAAATCTACAAAACTCCGGCAGGCACCTGGGAGACAGGTGAAGAGTATCTTGGCGGCAACGTCAGGAGAAAACTACGCGAAGCCATTGACGCCAAAGAGCAGGGATTCGACATGGATCGGAATATCGCAGCCCTGGAGAATATCCAGCCTGCCGATGTCGCCTATTTCGAGATTGAAGTTCAAATGGGAGCTTCATGGATCTCGAAAGAGGATTATCTCGGATATGTCTCTCACTTGCTTGGAGCTGATCCAGAAATGGCCGAGAAAAACTTTACTTTAACCAAGGCCTCTTCAGGCTGGAATTTCAAAGTCAATAATGACGGCTTAGGCCGGGGAACTAACGCCAAGGAGAAATACGGAGTCGCCCAGCTTCCTTTCGCTAAAATTTTCCAAGCTGCGATGAACAACACGCAGGTAAAAGTCTGGAATCCAAAAGACGACGATGGCCGAGTCACCTTGAACGACGAAGCGACCAAGATCGCCAACGGCAAAGTTGACACGATCCGCGAGGAATTAGCCGAGTGGCTATGGGCCGACCCAGCCCGCACCGGTAGGCTTTCCAATGACTACAACGAGGTAATGAACTCAGAAGTCACCCCGAAACGTAACGGGGATCATCTTCGCCTTGAAGGCCTGGCATTGAAAATGGGTAATTCCGAGTTCGATTTCCGCAAGCATCAGAAAGATGCGGTATGGAGATTCATCATGGATGGGAAAGGTGTTGGCGCTCACGAGGTCGGCACGGGTAAAACCTTCACTATGGCCGGGCTCGCCGTCGAAGGCCGGAGGCTTGGGAAATTCCGTAAAACACTCATTTTTGCTCACAACGCAAACTCCCAGGCTGTCTATGAAGAATTTCAAATGGCATACCCCAACGGGAAGTTCCTTTATGTGGACAATCTAAGCCCTGAAAACCGGGATTCAGCATTGAGGCAAATCGCTTTGGATGAATGGGATGCCGTGATCGTGCCACACTCTTTGATTGAGCGATTCACGTTATCTGAAAAAACATTGATGCAGATTGCTGACAAGCAGATCGTGGCACTTGAAAACGAAATTGCCCAGGAGCTTGAAGATATTGGCTACAATCAAGAGCTGGATCTTGACGACATGAAATCCGTCGGCATGGCGTTGAAATATGTTAAGGACTCTTCCACCGCAAAAGAATTGGTGAAACAACGTATCGCCATCAGAAAGCGCATTGCCGATAAGGCAGCGAAAGCGCAGGCCGAAGGTGCAATCCTTTTCGAAGATCTTGGGATCGACAATATCATCGTCGATGAAGCGCACATTTTCAAAAAAATCAACCTTGCTACCAGGAAGGTAATCAAAGGCCTGAACAAAGTGGAAAGCGGTATCGGTTGGCAAATGGGAGCCATTACCGACTACGTTAAAGGCCAAAACGGAGGAAAAGGTGTGTATCTCTTCACCGGGACGCCGCTTACCAACAACCTGAACGAAGCCTACAACATGATGCGCTTTGTGATGGATGAGGAAATGAGCGATAGCGGAATCGACAACTTTGACGACTGGTTCAATTCCTTCGCAGCTGCGGTTTCCGATGTTGAGCTCACCACCGGAGGCACCCATGAGCCTGTCACTCGACTACTATCCTTTGTCAACGTGCCAGAACTGGCTCGGATGGCTGGCAGGTATTTCGATGTAGTTCTCGCCAAGGATATGCCGGAGTTCAAAGACCGGGAATCAACTGAAGGCATGACCGAAAATCCGGTTGGAAGACCTTTCAAGGCCGTTAAAACGGTGATTTCCGACATGAGCCCTGAGCAGCTCGCCCATAAGGAGCAGATCCGCCAGCAATACGTCGAATATCAGGCGATGGACGGAAAAGGCAAAATGTTGGCCATGAAAATGGGCAGGCCGACTCCTATCACAATGGAAGGCCAAGGAACGGCCTCGGCGCTCGATTATCGTCTCGTTGATCCAACAGCCCCAGATTACGCAGGGAGCAAGATCAACATGATGCTTGGTAACGCGATGACTCATTACAATGAGCACCCGGAATCCACTCAAATGATCTTCATGGAGCGAGGATTGAACGATTACACCGATAACGATGAAATTATTCGAGATGAATTCGGGATGCCCACTTACGACGATGAAGGCAAAGCCCGCCGTCGCAAAGTCAGAAGGCCGAAGTTCAACCTTGCGCGTGACATTGTTGAAAAACTGATGGCCCAGGGAGTAGCACCGGAGGAAATCGCCATTCTCGGAAATATGTCGCTCGATCCTATCGCTTTGCGCCCAAATGACCCTCTCCGCAAGGTTTTGAAGATTTCGGCTAAGTTGACCAAGGCGGATATTGCCTCCCTCGCAAATCAGGGGAAAGTGCGCTTTATGATCGGCGGCACCGAAACAATGGGAACCGGAGTCAATGCCCAGCGCAACCTCCGCGCAATGCACCATCTTGACGCCCCCTGGACGCCTGGCGCTCTTGAACAGCGCAACGGACGCGGCTGGAGACAAGGCAACAGATGGAACACCGTGAATGAATACCGCTATTTCGCGGAAGGATCACACGACGGCCGCCGCTGGCAGGTCCTTTTGAACAAGGTGCGATTCATCTACCGATTCACTCAAATGCTTCTCAATACGGAGGGGCAAAACAATCTCCGCGTTCTCGCCGGGGACGGTGCCGACATGAACGAAGGAGGATCGAGCGTCGCTGACTTCGAGCAATCTTTCTCGGCAGCGGCCGGGGATCCTCGCCTTTTGCTCCGGGCCAAGCTCGCGGCAGATGTCAATAAACTTGAACGGAAGCGCGACACCCATTTCCGATCCATCGAAAAAGCACGGGAATCGATCCGCGATCTCAAGAAAGATGAAAAGTATGAAAAGGACCAGCTTGAGTTCTTTGAAAAAGTCATTGATGTAATCAAAGGCACCTTCACCAAAGATTTTGAATTTCAATTCCTTGGCAAGACCTATACCGAGCGGAAAAAAGCGGAAGAGGCAATCGCCAATCAACCTATCCCAACCAGTAAGGATGACGGCAAGATCCTTGGAAAATATGGCGACAACATCACCCTTCGCCTCAAATGGGATTCTGGAAGCAATCAGCCGATCCAATGGAGAATTGAGATAGCTCTCCCAAATGGAGCCAGGCACGAAATGACACTTGGAGCTCAAAGCCTCGGATCGTTGGAAGGATCCATGCGCGGCCTGATGAGGAACGTCTCAAACAGGCAAGAGAGATTCGGCGATTTCGCCAAGTCGATCGCCTCGCTTGAGGAAATGCTTGGAAAAGAATTTACCCGCCAGCCGGAATTGGATTCCAAGAAAAAGGCGCTTTTGCAGATCCTCACCGAATTATCACAATCACCGTTCCCGGCACCATCATGGCTCCGTAATGGAGCTCCGGCTGGATCCTTAGTTTATGTCGATGGGGAAGCCCGCGACGTCGAGGCACACCGCTGGGACAAAACAGGCTACTGGATATTACTGGAAAGTGAAAACGGCGGATTAGTCCCGGTCGATTACAGGAAGGTTATGGATGAAGCCGGGAATAGGCTCTTTGAAGATCATCCATTTGAAGCACCACCTGACAGCAAGGAGCTTACCGAGGAAGAGATTCGCGGAGTTCTTGGAGGCGAGTTTTTCCTTGCGAGCCCGGATGATACCTCGGCGAGCGGTGATGGATGGTTTATTTCCGGCCTTTTCCGCGATGTTGGCAAATGGCGGATATACAACTCAGATGGAGATATTCTCGGCGAAGGAGAATCAGCAGGAGAAGCCTACAAGGCCTATCTCGCTGAAACCACTGAAACCAAGCCAGAGGAAAAAGAAGTCGAAGAGTCACAATACGACCTCGCTGGATTCATCCAGGACGCGCGCCAGGGCTCGAAAGGCTCACCGCAGCGGATCAAACTCCGTCGCCAGCTCGAAGGCCTGGAGAAAGCGCTTACTCGCTTTGACGAGCAGTTTGAGGGGCAACTCCTAACTCCGCGCCAAGAGATGATTAAAGATCAGATCAGGGAAGCGGAGGAAGAGCTGGAAGAACTCAAAAGACGCCCAGGATTGGACTACAAGGAATACGACAAACTTCACGCAGTTCAGAGCAAAAAACTCGAAGGGCTCGATAAAAAACTAAGGTCTGGATCTGGACGTGAAAACCTAGTGAACAAAATTAAAGAGGTTCGCAAGAAGCTGACCGATATGGAGGAAGAGGCAATGAGCCAAACTCAATCCACGTTGATTCCTTACGGATTTACCAAGCGCGAAGATGGCGGCCTGGAAACGGCCGATCTCTACGATTTGCCCATCGAAGCCAACCCGGTGGAACTGGCCAAGCATTTAGGCAAAATCTATTTCACCGTGCTCATCAGCGATCCTGAAACTTATGTATTGCGTCCAAATTATTTTGAAACAAAAAAAGATGCTGAAGAGGCTAGAGCGAACGATCAAATTGTTATTGAGCAAAGGCGAGAAGAAGCTTTCCAGATGATCAAAGCAATAAACGAAGAGCTTTTTGGAAAAAGACTGGAAAATGCCGATCTGTCCGACGAGATGCCGGAATTCTATTCCCAGCTATCGCGCACGATTACCGAAAAAATGCCGAAAACGGCAACGCCTATGCAGGTGCTTCAGATTGCCAAAGCCGGAGCCAAGGCTGACGAAATCAAGTGGAGCGGACTTATTCCCTGGTTGCAAGGCAAAGAAAAGGTTTCCAAGGACGACGTGCTTAACTGGCTTGCCACTGAGGGATCAGTGAAATTCAAAGAAGTCACAATGGGACGCTCTGAAAACCAAGCCAGAATAGCCGAGCTCACAGCGCAAATCGAAGCTAGAGGATATGAACTTCAAGAAGAATACGGAGAATACATCATATTTAACGTCGAAGAGGATGAAGACATTACTTACGATGATCTACCTGAAGACCTCCAGCCATTGTTCGATGAAATACAAGAGCTCACAGGAGATGAGCAAGAGCTTGGAGTGAATGACGCTACCAAATACGCCCAATACCAGCTTCCCGGCGGAGAAAACTACCGCGAGGTTGTGCTGGCAATGCCAGGAGGCAGCCAGAAGTCGCAAAAGCAGCTTTTGGAAGATGCAGGCTTCACTTTTGAGCAATACGGCAACAACTGGTACGTTCAGGACCCAGAAGGAGGCGTTGTATCGGAAGGTGCCACGCTTGAGCGAGCCATTGAAATGACTGAATACGCTCCAATAGAGCAAGGCAGCATAGATTATAGATCTACGCATTTTCCTGACGTCCCGAACTACGTCGCCCACATGAGGCTTAACGAGCGCTCGCTTCCCGGCAAAGGTTACACTGTCCGGAATACCAAGAGCGGAAGAACAGGTCCGGTGTTTGCTACCCTTGGGGAAGCGGAAGCTGATATGAAGCAATACCCCGCTACTTATTCACTGGAGATCAAAGAAGTGAATCGGGATGAAAAAGGCCTTTTTATCGAAGAGATCCAAAGCGATCGCCACCAGGCGGGACGGAAGAAGGGTTACAAGGGAGATTTTCCTGAAAACGTCTTGAAGGCCGCTATCGCCGGAGGAATGACCGAAGCAGCCGCCCGTGCCGACATTGATCATTTATTGGAAGAGCCATTATCCACAGCAGCCCGCCCGACAGGCGATCAGTGGAAAAGATTAAGCGACGCGGTTGGATCCGATGTCGATTTGAACGAAGTCTTCCATGACAAAAGAGAGGAAGGAATCGCCGACGCACCATTTCGCACAAGCTGGCCGCTCCAGATGTTCAAGCGCGCTTTGCGCGACGCGGTGAGATCCGGCAAGGATTGGATCGGCTGGACGACCGGAGAAACGCAGAACGATAGATACAACCTATCAAACCACATTAAGTCTATTGACTGGGTAACGAGCAAGAATAGCATAAATCGAGATGTATTTATTGAACCCATAGGTCAAAACGGGTTCACATTCTTCGTTAAACCTGACGGAACAGTTATCAATAATTCAGGGGAATCAGCAGCAGGAATTGTCCCCGATGGTTCCCGCTTGGATGAAGTAATAGGGAAAGATGTAGCTGATCTAATACTAAGCCGTGAATCTGGGGAATTGAGTGGGGAAGGGCTTAATATAGGAGGGAAAGGAATGAAAGGCTTCTATGACACCATGCTTCCGAAGGAAATCGGCAAGTATGTCAAACAGTGGGGAGCCAAGGTCGAGAAAGCTAAACTTTCCGAAGCTTCCGAGGGAATGTATATTCTCGACGCGGAAGACATTGGAGCCGACGTGGACTCAAAACAAGAGGTTATTATTCGCCATCGTGTCACTTTGGAAGGAATTGCCGATTTTGAGTCAATCAGAGCGGCCGAGGATTGGCTTGAGAAGAACGATCCAACAGTTCGAGACTTCTGGAAAATCACCATTACTCCAGAGCTTCGCAAGGCCGTAGGAGCAGGCCAGGCGCTTTACAACGCCCCGCTGGAAGACGATCTCGGCGAAATGGGAACCCTGGAAGAGCGTGAAGAGATCCGCAAGCAGCAAGCTGCGTTCAAGGAAGAAGGCAAAGTTGTTGGCCGTCCAGATCTGGCTAACCCAGGCATGAGCGAGGAAACTCGTGATTTGTTCGACGAGGAAGACGAGATCCGCAAACTTTACGCCAACCGAGAAACCTGGGCACAATGGAACAAAGCCGGGGAAAAACTTGCTAATGAAGACGAAGATAAAGTTGTCAGAACATGGCTGGCCGCCGCATTGCAGGCCGACAAAGCCGCCGACGCAGGTGGAGTTGAGTTTGACGCCCAACAGCTCAATCCGGAGCTCGTGGTAGCAATTCGCATCATCATGGAGCGCCGTGCCAAGCAGGCCGGGGGAGATCCAGCCAAACTCGCCAAGGTTGCAATCCTCCGCAACGCCTACCGCTCCGCCCGCGCCAACATCGCGCGAGTGATGGCAGCCGGGGTGGACACCCTCAAAAAGCCAGAGCAGCGCCACAGAGAGCAGCTTGTGAACCTGATCACCACTCTTCCTGAAAAGGACATGAGGAACATCGAAGAGCGCTTTGGCAGCGGCACCAAAGAGCAGCAGGCAGCCAAAGAGCAGGAGATCGAGAAGCAAACCGTGGATCAGATCAAACGCATCGAGAAAGAGCTCGCCAAGATGGGAGTGACTATCGACGAGGTATTAAACGGCGAAGCTTTCCTTTCACTGAGTCAGAACCGGATCATCCGGAACATCACCGACAAGATGGACAACGCGAGCCGCCTGGCCGTGAAGCTCATGCAGCAAGGTAACGGTTTCGACGCGATCCGACGCAAAACAGGCCTTCCGGATGCCAAGATCGAAAAGATCCGGGCAGACCTTTACAAAAAGCTCGAAGAGAAGATCCGCGCCAAGGTTGAGGCGGGCATGACCCTGGAGGACATGAAAGACCAGATGAAGGGAGCGCTTGAGTCAGCAGCCCTAAGTGGACTTACTCCGGAGCAGGTCCAAGCCGAGATTGATCGTATCATTTCAGTTGGATTCGGTATTCCACAATCGCTTCAGAAGAAGTCAGGGATCCCGACCGCCAAGAAAGTGCCGAAGAAGATCGAAGACGATGAGGATTCACTGGAGGCCGGAGCCAACCGGATCGCGCAACGCTGGATCGATCGCCTTGCAATCAGCCAGTCAGACACCCTCGCTTGGAAGACAGCAGGCAAAGAGGACGAGCTCAACAAGTTGATTAGAGCCCACCTGGCCAAGCCCGTGCCGAATTTCGCCCGTATCGCTCAATCGCTGGGCGCGACGGCCGAACAGGCGCGAATCCTTGACGCGGAAGCCGCCACCGAGCGCGGCCGCAAAGCAGCGATCCGCGAATGGAAGAAGCAAAACCCTACCAAGCGCAAACCAAAGACCCTGGAACCCAAAAAGGCCTATGAGGTTGATTGGAACCGCCCAGAGTTCAGCGAAGGGTTGGAGGATTACGCTTTTACCACCACCGAGCGCACCGACCTCATGGAACGGGTTGTTGAGCTCCGCTTGCTTACCGGTATCACCGGAACCGTGGAATCCCTCACAGGCAAGGATCGGGTCAAAGGCGATAAGCTCATCGAAGAAATGAACGTGATCTTGGCCAAATACAAGACCGACGCCCTGGAGATGGCACAAGGCAAGATGAAGGCCGCCAACTACCGTTTCGACATCAACGACCGCCGCCACGTCGCAATCATCGCCCGCACCATCGCCGCCATTAACGCGAGCGCCATCGAAAAGGTTCAGGAATACTACTATTCGTCGATTCTTTCCGGCCTCCAGACGATGATCGTCAACGCCACTGGCATCGTCAACAGCACCTACCAGGCCGTTGTAGATCGAGGATTCGAGACAATGCTTAACTCAGTGATCGGCAACAAGGACAACGCAAGCCTTGGGGAATACCAATACCTAATGAAAGCACTTCGTCCAGGTTGGGCGCGCGCCTGGTCAAACGCTATTTCGACCTGGAATACCGAGATTCCATTCTTCGAAGAAGACATCTTGAACCGTCCACCGGATTTCCAACGGATTGCAGAAGCAGGATCCAGCTATCGACCTGGCAGCATTGCCGGAGTGAAAGGCAGGATTATTCGCACCCCGTCGCGCATCCTGATGGCAACTGACGACTTCCTCAACACCCTCCGGGCCTCGGCCGAGGTTGGCGCTATGGCTTTCCGGATGGCCAAGAAAAAAGGAATGACACCGGGCACCGAAGAGTTTGCGCGCTTCCTGCAACTGGAAGTAAATACCCCCGGAAGCATTTCCTGGCAAATGGCAGCCGATCGAGCCCTGAAAGGATCTTTCAACGCTCCGCTTCCCGGCCAACCATCCACCGTGCAGCAATCGAAGAAAAAGAGCGAAAACGTGGTTCCAGTGAGAACCGCAATGGATTTCGTAGGTTTCAGCCTTGGAAAAATCCAGAAAGCGCTTACTCCGGTTGAGCTTGAAAATAGCACAACGGCGACACTGAAAACGCTAACTCGGATGCTCTTCATCCCGTTCATCCGTGTTCCGTTTAACATCATGCAGCAAGGCATCGAGCGCACCGTCAATCCGCTCAGTATTCTCGATATGTCGATTCTGATCGGTTCCAATCTCCGCGTAAAAAACGGCAAGTTCACTCTTAATGCCGACGGAGGCAAAGAGCGCCTGATCGAATACGCCTCCAAACAAATGCAAGGTGTTGTGCTCCTGGCCGTGCTGGCAGCTCTCGGAGAGGGAGACGACGACGACTTGGAGAAAACCATCCTTATCACCGGATCCCGGCCTTACAAGGACACAAAAAAAGGTGAGCGCGAGCTTGGCTACCGCATGGGCTTAGGTCCCTACACGATCTCCATCAAGATGCCTGGCGGAAAACGGCTTTCGGTTAGTTACGGCCGTATCGAGCCATTCGCCACAATGATGGGAGGCACGGTTGACACCCTCAAAGCGGTAAAACTTCGCACTTCTGGCAAGATTGGCACCGGGGAAATGGTTGGCAAGGCACTTTCCGGCCTCACTTCCCAGATCAACGAAAAAACTTCGCTGCGCGGAGCCGCCGATATGCTGGAGATTCTCAGCGGTGAAGGCGCTATCGATAAGTTTGCGGCCGATCGCCTTTCGGTGATCATGCCAAACTTTGTGAAGCAAGCTCTCCGCGAATCCGATCCGCTTTTCCGCGAAAGACCGACCGAGTTCAAGGATATGCTGATTGCTGCAACCTTCCCATCCGGAGAAATCACCGGGCTTCCCGCAAAAGTAAATCTTTACGGCCAGGATCAGGAAAAGCCAGGTAAGACCGCTTTAGGCCGGATTTTTGATCCTACCGACACCACCGTTTATGGCGCGTCAGAAAAAACCGACAAGATGCTCTACAACTGGATTCGCCAGAATCCAAACGCAGACCTAGTGGCACCATCTAGCGCTGGAAAAACTTACACCGATCCTATCACAAAAGAAAAATCAGTGACAATGAGCGCCGATCAATACTCCAAATTTGTAAAAGTGGCTGGAGATAGAATTAAATCACAAGTAAAAAGAACGCCTTTCAACATCGACAACCCAACCGAAATGGATATTAAACGCTTCAGAGAAATTGTTTCTGATTCTCGCGAAATAGCCAAACGTGTTCTTGTGATGCAGGAAGCCTGGAGAAACCTCAAATAAGAAAATACAGTAATGGACGACCAACTCGACAGAATCTCAGCACAGGCACAGCATATTCCACTGGAGGACGATGGGGAATCACCGTTGATGCCATTCCCTACCAATTACGTCTTAAACCGCACCCAGGAGGCGGAATTGATCAATCATGCTTTTGATCGACTTCAGCAGCTTGAAAGCGAGCTTGGCCGGGATATAGCCGGAGCCGGAGACTGGTGGATGAACGATACGGCCGCAACTGGAGAATATCGCGATCCTGAAGGCGGAGTTCCAACCGAGCGCACCTTCTTAGGAAAGCGCAGGCTCTACGATTTGGTTTCACAAAACAACGTGGAGCACCGTGCCTACATCCTGGGAGGCATTTTCGCCGAATCCAACCTTGTTGTGCCGATTGCCCGCAAAATTGCCCGTCAAATGGTTGCCCGTGCCGTCAATTACTTCTTTGGCACCGATCCTTGGTTTAGTATTTACCCGGTAGGAGCCGCCGACCGGATCAGGGCCGACAAAGCAGACAGATACACCCGTTGGAAAATGGATCAAGCCAAGCTCAAAAGATCACAAGAGCAGGCTATTGAGCGCGCTTTCACGCTTGGGGAAGCGGTAGTGAAAACCACCTGGGCAAACCGGGAGCAATACTACAAAACCACAGCTACCGTGCTTGTGGACGAGGCCGGGGCCGACATTCTTGGCCTTGATGGTGATTTCATTCTCGAAACCGACTTGTGGATCCAGCAAGTGATTCAAGATCCAATGACCGGAGAGCAAATGATGGGAAATGTAATGGTATTGAAGCGAGACGGACAGACTCCGCAGCCGCAAAACATGATCTGGCAAGAAAAACCGATTACCCGCCGCATCACCCAATACAAAGGACCAGAAGCAAAAACGATCCATTATCTCGACTTCCTTTGCCCACTCGACGCGGAAGATGTGCAGACCGCCGATTGCGTTGTGCACCTCTACGACCAGGCCGTAATGGATTTGGCGGACCAATGGAGAAAACAAACCGAACAATCTGCAACAGCGATGCAGCACTATGGCGACGTGCAAAAAGCGATCAACCTGATCAGCGAGCTTGCTCATTCCACCCCGGAGCCCGAAAGCGGCCAGAACACGGCCGACAGCAACATGGGAAGCGGCAGCGCTTTCAACCGTGGCGACCGCACCGCACCGCTGGCAAAGATCGCAGAATTTCACCTCCGCTACGACGCCGACGGCGACGGCCTGCTTGAAGACATCATGCTGATTGTCGATCGCAAGACCCGCACCCCGATTTTCTATGATTACGTTGCCAACGTCACTCCTGACGGTTTGCGGCCGTTTTCGGTAACACGAGTCAACGAAGTTCCCGGCCGTTGGTATGGTATCGGCACAATGGAGATGTTCGAATCCTCCCAGCAGATTGTCGATCTACTGGTCAACCGCTGGAACTTTGCCCAATCGCGCGCAGCCCGCGTGGATTTCTGGAACCCTCACAACACTTTGGAAGGCCGAGCCAACTCCGGCCTGGCGCTGAATTGGGGAGGCACCTACACCCCGCTTCCTGGCAAGTCAGCCAAAGATTGTTTGGAGTCGGTTTATCTGGAAAACAACACGAAGGACAATATCAAGGAGCTCACCGAGTTCTTCCTTCAGCTCATGGTAACGGAATCCGGAGTAAACAACGCCAACGACGGCCAGGCCGTGGGTATGGATTCACAGAAACTTGCCACTGGCATCAGGAACATCGAGAAAAGCGGCCAGGAGCTTTTCAGCTTGTATCTCGGCCACTTGGAACCAGGCGTCTCGGGCACCCTTCAAAAGATGGTTCGACTTCTTTTCGCCAACTTGGACAAGATGGAGGTTTATCGCTACTTCGAAGAAGGCGAAGGCGGAGAAGGTGCCGAGGAAATGCTTCAAATTGATCCGGGCGAGATCGCCGACATGGAAATCGATACCAGGATCCTACTCACTCGCTACCGTGGCGAGCAGATCCTCGAAAGCTCGGTAAGAGCCGTGGAGTTGGTGGAGCGTTTTTATGCGATGGCACCGGAGATCCAAGAGCGCACCCAAAAGCTCTTCCAGGATATGCTCAAAGCCTTGCAAGTTTCCGCCGTGGATGAAATCATCCAGCCGACCGTTATCCAGGCACCGCCAGCAGGTATGCCAAACGCGACGCAAGTAGCACAGGCCGCCAAGCCTAAGCCCCGGCAAGGAGCTCCTAATTTATGAACACAATACGACCCGCACAACAAAAACAATCCGACGAGGTATTAAAAAGAGCCGCAGAAGCGGTAAGCAGTATTGATCAGCTCATGCGCTCACCTGAATTTCAGGAGTTTATGCAATACTTTCAAGAACGAGCTGATTTACTGGCCGACGAAATACTTCACAATGACGCATTGATTGAAAAAGAGCGCGAAGCCAAAAGAAATCACCGTTTAGGCATTTTGGAAGTTCTCAGATGGCCAGTTGATCATCGTAACGCGCAATGCAACGTATTAGCCGCATCAGGAAGATTTCCTGGCGACGGAACAGAATACGGGTTGTAAGCCGATTTTACTCGTCAGCCACATCAAGCGGAGCGCCAGATTCAGTAACAACTTGAAACGTGTAACTGCGGGTAAATAGTCCCGGCGAAGTTTCCACGTTGGTTCCGCGACTAATTGTGATCCGAGAGGGGCGATCGGCAATTGCAAGGCCGTTATACCAAGCGTAAAATTGCTCCAAGAAAGCGTAAATGATTTTCCGGGAGTCTCCGGTTGCTGCGTCAGCTTCAGCGGCCGTCAATTCAGGAAGATCCGCGATAGGAAGCGTAATATCGGTTCCATCTTCAGTCCAGCCTGGGAATAGTGCGGTAGGGATTGGGTCAAATGCCATAATTTTTTATTGGTTGTTACGACCGCAAATTACTGAGTAAGTCGTAATTTGGCGAGAAAAATCATAAACGGTTAGTCAAACTAGAGCTTTGCGCCGTTGTCAGTATCCCAAACAGGCACGGCTGGATTGTCCTTGGCATATGGCCACCAGACCTGCGGTTCATGGATGAAATCGGTGCCTGTCTCATTAATCGATCCAAGCGCATCGAAGTAGACCGGACAAGTTGCATCTCCCGTTGCGAGTCTCAAGATGTAGTTTGAAATCAAGACTGCCCGAGAGCTAAAATCACCGGCTCCGCCCTGAGAGTTATAAATGTTGGTGCTGCCTCCAAACGGAACGATGCCATAATCGAACCAATACATCTCGATCTCTAGAAAGAACTGATTAGTTGGAGCATATAGACCATCTGCCGGATCTGCTTTGACGACTGCCACACGCTTTCCTCGGTAGACTTTTGCATAGACTCCAAGTCCCGTGTCGCCCCACCATTCAGGATCTCCTCCTTGGATGCTGTTTGGGTCATCTTGTTCATAGGAAAACGCATCGACGTGATCTGGGTCATTCCACGCATCCTTCCACATCCCGTTCTCGTTGTCTGCAATATCGCTGTAATAGTTGCCGATACCTGCATCGTATGTCGCGCCGTTGTATGGGTATGCGTCAAGGATTGTGTAACCTCTTTTTTGATACGTCACTCCATCAATCTCTAGCGTCCTGTTTGTTGGAGCACTTGTAGGTGCTGAGATTGAAGCCGATGGCGTTCCAAAGACATCAATCTCCCATGATGCGCTGCCTCCTGTGAACCAAGCATCTTTGACCCTGTAGAAAATTTCAGCTATTTGATCTAGCGTTACCTCCATTGGAAATGCTGTCCCATCGCCACAAGCCACAAATCCTTCGTCGGGGGTTCCGTTAGTAACTTGACCATCAACCCATTCAAATCTTTTGTTTCGAGTAAATACTCCGTTAGCCATTATGGTGGTAGGTCGTAATTGTTTCTGTGGCTAATTTCATATACCTGCAAAGCAAAATCACCGTTGATTACAACCAATTCTTCAAACAATCGAATTTCCTCAAACTGATATTGGATTATTGTTGGCGGCTCTCCCGGTGTCTCTTCAGTGGCTGGAGTTCCTTCAATAACTTTGGCTAAAACTCTGTATTGATAGTTCTGACCGGATTCTAAAACGTCTTCAGACCAAATTACTTCTGCGGCTGTTCCTTCTCTTGCGCTGGCGCTTCTGGTTATTTTCAGCAAGACGTATCCAGTCTCTCCCGTTACGGTTCCATCCGCGACCAAAATATCATCACCTTGCCCACAAAAATAAACCGTATCACCTATGAAGCTCCATTCATTTGGGGGGTCTTCTATTTCTGGGTCTGGAGCGTTGTAAGTTACTTTCCAAGGATGTTTTTCATAATACTCTCCCGACCCAGCTTGTCTGATTGCCATAATTAGCAATCTTTTTGTAATCCCATCGATCTTGGCATCGATTAGGTGCGGGGCAAAGCTTCCAATAAACATTTCAAGATGAGCCATACGGGCGAACATCATATCCTCCGGCAAACCGCCTCCTGACCCGCCCATTGGCCCAGCCAGGCCGCCTCCCATTGGAAATACTGATTGCGGCTCGCTCATAAAAAACATTTACCCAAAATCTTTCGGATTGACAAGATATTAAGAAATGCGGAGTTTCCTTGATATGCAAAACGACCATCAGGCGGAAGCCGATTCGCAGCAGGAGCAAGAGACGGTTGAAGATCCATTGGATACTTCAAATGACCTCGATCAAGAGGCGGCAGAACTTAACAAATACACAGACTTTATTGATGCACTTGACCAGGAAGAGCAGGATTACTCCGCTTCTACCGACGTAAGTGAAGAAAGCGAATCTGAGCAGGAGTTAAGTGGAGAAGAAGAATCAACAGAGCAAGACCCCGAAGAGGAATCAGAAGAAGGAGCAGAGGCGGAAGCCCGCGACGGATCTGAAGACGAAGAAGAGGACGACGGCGCAACAATCAAATCCGATCGATTTCGTATTCGTGCGAAAGACGAGGTAGAGATTGAAGCACTATCCCTCCGCAAGCGCCACCCTGATTGGAGCCTTGAGGAATGTCTCACAAAAGCAAAATCAATCCTTGGAATCAATGACCAAGCGCAAAACGAGCAGTGGCAGGATGGAAACACCGCCCAGCAACGAGGTGTGGCCGACATCGACGCCGAGATTGCATCGCTCCGACAACAGCACCGGGAAGCCACTGTATCGCTTGAATTTGAACAAGCAGCAGACCTTTTCGACCGTTTAGAGCAGTTGCGCGACGAGCGCAGCAATATGCAAGTGATTGAAATGCAGCGTGAAACAGCCCGTGAGCAGCAGCTACAAGAATCATTTGAGCGTCAGTTCCAGGACAACGAAGCAAAAGCAGTTCGGTTTTACCCGGATGCAGCCAAAGCTGAAAGTCCCATGACAAAACGCATCATTGAGCTCAACGAGCAAATGCGTCAACTCGACGATCCACTTTATTATTCTCCCGAAAAACCTTTTATCCTGGCGAAACAAGCAGCAAGAGATTTGGGCATACCTATGCGCAATCCTTCTGCCGAACCCGCTAGAAATAAATCCGTGCAATCGAAAGGCCGTCTGATTCAACCCGCGAGCGGAAACGCCCGCACTACCCCTAATAGCTCTACCACTACAAAGCTGGAAGACACATTGGGTCGGATTGATTCTTTGGAGGCCTACGAAGACCTCGCTGCATCGCTCTGATTGGTTGTGACACCTGGCAGGTCGTGGAAACGGCTTATTTAGGGGCTCTCATAAGGAAGTAATTCCTTTTTCTAAGCCTTAAAATAACCACAAACCACCTAAAACCATGCCTTCATTTGACTTCACATCGCCGAATACCGGCACCTCACTTGCTGCAATGTCTCCCGCGAGCGTTCGCAAGCTCTGGCATCAGGGCGTCCTGATTGCCGAACAAACCGAAGACTTCTTCCAACAAATGGAAAGTTCGACGGATCGCGCCCCGATCTGGGCAAAAACCGACACCGCTAAAGGACGCGGCCAATCGATGGTATTCACTCCTATGAGTGGATTCTACAACAAAGGTAAATTCGGAGAAGCTCTCTTCGAAGGCCCTTCTGACTTCGAGACGGTTCGTGTTGGTGACTTCACGCTTACCGTTGACTTTATTCGTAACGCTGTTCGTAACAGCGAGCGCATGGAAGAAGTTATGGGTATGCGTAACGAGATCAAAACCAAGTTCAACATTGAGCTTGGTAAATGGCTCGGCCGCACCAAGTCCGAACAGCTTTTCGGTATGTTCCAGCTCAAACTGAATAGCGAAAACGTGTTGTTTGCCAACGGCAAGACTCTCAATACCCTTTCCAGTGCTGATGCGCTTGTATGGGACGAGATTGTTACCGCTGGCCAAGCCATGAAGCCCCTGGGAGGCCTTCCTGCGAACGTCGCAGGCAAGCAATCCGGTCAGCCGATCTGGTCGCAATCCGTTATCGCCACCGAAGCTGCACTTCTGTCTCTTAAACTTGATCCGGATTACAAAACGGTTCTTGCTTCTGGTGACATTCGCGGCAAAGGAAACACCATCTTCAAAGGTGGCTATCCTTCCATCGATGGCCACACGGTTGTTCCTTACAACCCAATTGACCACGACGGAGTTGGCCCACAAGGCTCGTTCCTTAACCCGAAAGCTTTCCTCGGTGTTGCAATCACCGCAGGCACCACGGCAATCGACGTTAAAGGTGGCGGCACCGCAGCCGAAGCCGACAGCTCTGATTTCTTCCGCTATTTCGCGGGTAGTCCTTATGAGTTTGTCGATACAGGCATATTCAGCCCAGCGTCCGAAACTCGTTATTTCCTCATTTGCAACACCACTGGTGCCGATGCAGGTAAATTCGGTATGTATTCCTACACTACTGGCAACGACGGTGAGAAAATCACTATCGTTAATCGCCTTGGCTCCGCCGCTTCCGGCGCTCGCGTCACTACCCTTGGTGATGTCGTTTGGAACACTGGAGTATGGAGTGGAAAACACACCGACGCGCACCCAGAAGGATCCCTCATCATTCCTTGTAACTCCAAAGGAGTTCCGATTGGTGATACCCTTGTGCTCGGCAAGTGTGCAGCGCTTCGCGGTTACGGCAAACACCGTGGCCATCGTAGCCAGCAAGTGCATGAAGGCGGATTCCTTATGGATCGCTTCATCACCAGCGTATTTGGTCAAACCATCCGTGAAGACCGTAAAGGCCGTCACCCTGCGGTTGTCCGTGTTCGCCACGCTATCAGCTATCCGGGAATTTCGTTCCCAACCGTGGCTTAATTAACCACCAACCAGCGGGGAGAGAATTTCGGTTCTTTCCCCGCTACCCTTTTTTTTCAAGAAAACGCCACATTATGAAATTTATCATTTATATCTGCAATCGACTTCGCCAGGGCCAATTCCCGCGTATGTCAGATTTCCCCTACAACGAGCAGCTTGGGAAATACATCTACCAGGGCAAGATCATGGACGTTCACGAGTTCAACGCGGCTTGCGAAACGATCTTTGACCCCAACTATCGCACGAGCGGTTACAATTTCCGGCCCTTGGCCATGATCGAAGCAAACGCTTCCCCAAACACGGGAGAGCCCGACGCCTACGAGCGTAAACAACTCGGTAAAGCGCTTGCCAAAAAAACAGTGGAAAAAAGCACCTCCGAAGATTCGGAGCCCACCTCCGAAGAAATCAAATCTACCTCCGAAGATTCCAATTTAGTCACAAAAGATTTTAATTACGGTTTTTTCCAAGACGGTGACGACATCTACCACGAAGGCCGGATCGTCGGCCGCCTTTTTGAAGGCAAGTTGAAGATGGTCAAAGGCGAGGGAGAGCTCCGCGAAAAAGCGTTGGCCTTTATCGCTTCCGCTGGAGAGTCACCCGCAGCAGAACCCTTAGTTTAATACCACCATGAGCGCACTTTCCGATTATCTTGAAAACGAAATCCTGGATCACATCCTGGGCGGAGGCGACTACACTCGCCCGGCCTCGGTGTTCGTCGGCCTTTTCACTACTGCTATCGGAGACGATGGGAGCGGAGATGAAGTAACCGGAAACGATTATGAGCGAGTGGAGGTGACAAACAATAACACCAACTTCCCAGCGGCGGTCAATGGAGTGAAATCCAACGGGCAGGAAATCGCATTTCCGCAGCCCTCCGCCTCCTGGGGTGCCGTTCGAGCAGTTGGGATCTTTGACGCTTCTTCAGGCGGCAACCTCCTTTTTTCAGCAAACCTTAGCCAACAAGTCACGATCGCAGCCGGGGACACTCCCTCATGGCCAGCCGGATCGTTGTCTTTCTCCATGCAATGACACTTCCTTCCGTAAATTTCCCGTGTAACGTGAGCTTTTCTCCCAGGCTCGCCGGGGTGAATTACGCGCTAACAGTTCAGGACATTCTTTTGGATGTCTTCCTCATGTGGGCGATGGAAAGCCCTTGTAACGTGGCAATCCATTACCGCAAGCGCGCGCTTAATGATTTGAACCGCGCCATGCAGGTGATTTGGAACCGCGCCAAAGAAAGAAGCTATTGGACGAGTTCGAAGCTGGAGCTGACCTTCCCAGCCAACCAGGGAAAAATCAACCTTCCCGGAAACGTGCAAAACGTCACAGGCCATGCCAGGCTTGCGTCAAACCTCAAGACATTGGCTCCGATCGGGAGTTTGTCGGAGTTAGAGCAATTTTCTGATCTTTTTCTGGATGGAGAAACCCCGGATCGCCCGGTTGCTTATTACATTGACCGCGAAGCCACTTCTGAAAACGATCCTGCGTCATGCTCGATCCATATTACTCCGGCACCCACCGAGGCAACGGTTATCCTTCTCGAAGTCGTGAATGAAGCGCCCCGTTACACCTGGGAAGATTACACGGCCAGAACGGTTGTGCCGATTCCTCACAAATACGTTGAAAGCCTGCTTCTCCCGGCCGTGAGATATTACGCCTCTTGTTTCTGGCTTTTTGCAGGAGGAGAAGCTCAACAGAAATCCCTAATGATGGAATACTTGGATGTCGCGCGCCAGATCGGCTTAGCTGATCCCCTCCCCGGTTTATCCGGTGACAACATGAACGACCGGAAGGAGGCGGTTGCACCTAAATAATGAAAACGATCGCCTTAGCCTCACGTTTGATGCGAGATTTGAAAGAGAAGTCTCTTGCCGATCTCACTGCCGATACTCGGCTTGAATTGGTCGATGCTATCAATTTTGCCGGGCAAAAGCTCCACAGCCTTGCGCCTCCGCACTCCAAGCAAGTAATTGCCTCTTTTTCTTCCCCGGCACCGCAAACCGTTTCTCTGGGAGTGACTCAAGGATCCACCGAGATCACCGGGTATAATTTTCCTGAAAGTGATTTCTACCGCACAATCCGGATCGACGGAGACGCGGTTGATAATCAGATCAACGGAACCAACTCCCTGCTTCACCCCTACATTGGTGCCACAGGCACGGTGAGCGCCATTATTTACGGAGACGCCATCCTTGTGCCTTCGACAATCGAAGAAATTGTCAGCGATCTTCACATTATCGATACCCGGACCAGAGTGACCCAGGATTTCAGCAAGACAATTGGAAGCCTGGACTACGGCCGCAACCAAGCACCACAGAAGCGCATAGGCCGCCCGGATCGTTGGTGGCCGGAAGCCAAGGCCGAGAATCAAAATCCCCCGGTGCCGTCGATCATCCGTCTCAACACCCTTCCTGATGTCGCTTACCGCATCCAGGCCGACGCAACCAAAGCGCCTTTGCGTGTAACCTTCCTGGATCTTCTCGATAATGAATCCGAGGTGGCGCTGCGAGATGAGCACATTGAAGCGTATCTCATTCCGATCGCGCGCGGGCACCTTACCAAATCCTCAATGTGGGCAAATCAAGAAGAGAAAGCCGAAGCCCGTTCAGAACAAAAAGCAGCAATGACAGAATACTCGATTCTTTCCCCTAAAACACTTTCAACCCCGGCAAACCGAGTCGGCACACCAAAAGGCTACTAAAACATGGAAAACGTCGTCCCAATCGCAAATTTGCCCGCTTTCATTGAAGAAACGGTTTTGCAAGTGCGCACAGGCCTTGCACAAGCACGGATAGCCGGAACACTTGTTGAAATGCCGGAAGTCATTCAATTTTCGGTTATTGTCGTCAAATCATGGCAACCTGAATTGCTTGCGTATGATTCTGTTGATATTGGGACAAACACAGGTGGCCAAAGTGGTTCAACTACAACTATCACCAATGGCACAAGTGTTGATACAGGTGTTGAAATTGGTATTGATACAGATTCTAGCGTTTCAAATCAAAATTCTACGGACACCGACACCACGACGGAAACCGGAACAAATACGGACACTGATACCACGACGGAAACCGGAACTACCACTGATACTGATACCACGACGGAAACCGGAACTACCACTGATACTGACACCACTACTGAAACTGGAAATTCCACGGACACCGACACTACAACGGAAACCGGAACAAATACCGATACCGACAGTGGAACAACAAATGATACATCAGTTGGAGGAACTACTACCGTATATAACGGTAGCGGGCAAAGTGAATCAACCCAATCTTAAATAATGCCGACTCAAAATACAGATAGCGCGAATGAATATAACAAAAGCGATATTACTTCCAGTAATCGCTTTGGTACTACGACGCGTAATGGCACCCGTACAAGCAATTCTACCGGAACAAAAACCGGGAATCGTACAAGCAATTCTACCGGAACAAAAACCGGAACGGGAACACGCACTTCCACCGGAACAAAAACTGGAACCGGAACGCGTAACACTACTGGGTCAAAAACTGGAACTGGAACGCGCAATACTACCGCGACCAAAACCGGGAATGGAACCGTTGCTAATACTAGCAGCAAAACGGGAACATCTAATCGAGATTCTACTAAAACAGGCACAAACAACAGCACATCAGTGACGACCCGCGACCTGGCTGAAACCAGTGGAAGCGAAAAAACTAGCACAGCAAGAGCGAACATTGCCATGCAGATTCAATTCGCGGTTAAGATTAAAGACATTATCCCAACTTTACCGGGATCAACCTGCTAATTACCATGATACCCCTTACTCAAAAAATTGGAGACAACAAGACTTATCGGATCCCGCTTATATGGGAGGGGCGGCCGTTTCGAGCCACAGATGAATGGTTGCTGACTTTTACTTTAAAAGCTGATCCTGACACTGATTCCGACGAAGACGCGTTGATCCAGAAAATAACTGGCGCTGGAATCTTGAACGCGTTTAACGACGCATTGGTATCAATTGTTCCGATTGATACTCGCGGTGACGCCGAGGCCGATCCCGTTGTTGTTGGTATTGACCCAGGATCATATTATTGGGGAATTCTTGCTCAAAATGCAGATACCGGGGAGCGTAGGCACGTCCAAGTAGGCAAATTAAAACTGGAGCAGGCCGTTACTAGGGACGATGAAACAGTCATTCCGATCTACACGACCAATCCTCCGGCCTACCCTATCAGCGGAAATGTGCGCTATGATGAAGAACAAACGCTTACCGATCCTCAAAAAACCCAAGCAAAAGAGAACATAGGCATACCCATTGACAATTTCACGGCCGTAGCAGCTCCGACAATAAATGACGACGTAACGGAAGGGTATAGCCGAGGATCTAAATGGTATGACTCAGTTGGACAGGAAGCCTACCTCTGCGTCAATGCGACAAACGGAGCGGCAGTCTGGATAAAGACAACCCTAACGGCAGACGAACTCGGCAGTGCGGCCTTTACAGATTCGACCGACTACGCGACCTCAGCGCAAGGAGACTTGGCTGATAGCGCGGTACAGCCCGAAGATCTTGCTGAAGTAGCTACCAGCGGTGATTACGATGACCTTAACAACTTGCCAATTCTAGGAACTGCGGCTGCCGAAGACGTAGAAGCCTTTGCTACTGCCGCGCAAGGAGATCTTGCTGACACTTCCTTGCAACCAGTCGCGGTCGATTATCGCGGAGAATACAACAACGGCGATGGCACGTATGCGGTTGGTTCCGTTGTTCTATATGAAGATTTACTTTACATTAAAATCAGCAATCCCGGCAATCCCGGCTATCCACCATACGGAGCAGACTGGGAATTATTTGAGCCCTTGATTGGTTCCCCCGCCTATGATCTTTGGGTTCAGACTTCTTTCGCGGCTCTGCAAGGTGGGGGTGACTTCCTTCCCCTTGCTGGCGGCACAATGGATGACAATGCAACAATCGGCTGGGATAATGGCTCAGCAATCCGAGAAGCAGGAGAACAAGGGTTGGAGATTGAATGCTCTGTTGGCTACCGCTGGCAGTGGGTTGCTGGCAGAATGATCCTGCGGCAAGTCAACAGCGGTCAGATTTTGAGGATTCTTGCAATCGACGAAATCAACCCAGCTTCAACAGATGACATAACCCAAGGTTTTGTCCCCGGAACTCGTTGGGAAACCGTTGACGGCACAATCTACATTTGCACGGACGCTACCGAGGACGCCGCCGTTTGGAGACGTGGATACAATGGAAATTCTTCAGTCACTACTTGGCATTACAGGGCTGAAACGGGAATAATTACTGGTAATCCTACTTCGGGGAGACTCATTTGGGACAATGCGACTCAGGTTGACGCGACCAGCATTAACGTATCACACAAGGATCAAGACAATGACGACATTGAATTTTTCTTAGGCTTCATTCAAGAAGGACAGCAACTGTTCTTGCAAGATCGTGACGATTCTCAGAATTTCCAGCTATGGTCTGTTTCTGGAACACCGACTTTGACCGACGGTGGAACCGCAAATGCCTACTTTACGTTTCCCGTCACCCTTGTAGATTCTGGCGGAACTGGAACTACTGGTTTCGCTGACAATCACCAGCTACTGTTCGGCACGACACAGGCACTGGCTCTTCACGCGCCGACTCACGCAATCGGCGGAAGCGACCCGCTCACTCCTGCTGATATTGGTGCTTTGCCTCTTGCTGGGGGTACAATGGACGCAGGTGCGGACATCAATTTTGCTAATGGTTCACGACTCAGAGAAGGACTAACTGACGCTGGCAACGGTGGCGCAGGTGGTATCGCTATGGTCTGCTCCCTTGACTATGAGTTCAAGTGGGAAGCAGGACGACTCTATGTAATGGGTCAAGACGGCTTCACCATTCGCACTGAGATGTTCGGCTTCACGGCAGTTCCAACTACCACCGATGATGCTGCCAAAGGATACATCATAGGATCACGCCGTATTCTTGATGACGGCACAGTCTATGTTTGCACGGACGCGACAACAAGT